AAATGGAAACCCAACGCTTCCATTTATTACTGTTGTTAGAAATCCTGAAGTAAAATACGGTAGTAACCCCGCAATTATTTATAACATTCCAAATAGAAAAGAATATTTTTACGCTGCGGTACCAACTTGGAATGGAAACATTAAAGGTATGGACATTTATAAAATTCCACAACCTGTTCCTGTTGATATTACTTACAATGTTAAAATTGTTTGTAATAGAATGAGGGAATTGAATGAATTTAACAAAAATGTAATTCAAACTTTTGCATCAAGACAAGCCTATAGAATGATTAATGGACACTACATTCCAATTATCATGAATAACATATCAGACGAGTCTGTTGTTGAATTTCAAAGACGTAGATTTTACATACAAAACTACGAATTTACAATGTTAGGGTTTTTATTAGATGAAGAAGAGTTTGAGGTGGCACCTGCAGTATCAAGAGTGTTCCAATCATTTGAAATTGCTTCAGGGACCCCAAGACCAAAAAGAAAAAAATATCCTGAAAATAAAGATGTGGTTAAAACAGAAATTATTATTCAAGATAGTGATACTGAAAAAACTTTAGTTGCCGATTATACAGGAGATTTTAATTTATTAGGTTCTGAAAACGTAGATTCGTATGATATCTACATTAATAACGATTTTTACGGAACCGATATTAACTTAATTCAAGTTAATACCAATGACTCAATTAGATTTGAAGTTGTTAAGTCTACATCAGGACAAACTGCTAGTTTAGAATACGCAATTAAACTACTTTAATATTCTCCGTAGATATCTTTCTTTTCGGAACATTTTTCTTTAATAAGATTTTCCAAGAATTTATACATTTTGATTCCGTGTTTATCACAATACTTCTTAAGTATTTCATGTGATTCTTGAGATATTTTAAGATTCTTTATTTTCTTTTCCATAAGGCAGAATAAAGGCAGAAAATAGTCTGCCCATTTTATAAATAGATATTGTAAAGTAAAGTTTTTCCTATTTATTCGAATATTTATGTAATAAAAATAAATTCAAACTGAATAAATAAACAAAATGGCAGTATCAAATAAAATTTTCGTTTCACCAGGAGTTTACACTTCTGAAAGAGATTTGAGCTTCGTTGCTCAGAGTGTTGGTGTAACTACACTAGGTCTTGTGGGTGAAACCCTAACAGGTCCAGCATTCGAACCTATCTTTATCACTAACTACGATGAATTTGAATCATTCTTTGGGGGAACAATTCCTGAAAAGTTTGTTAACACACAAATTCCTAAATACGAATTAGCCTACATCGCTAAATCATACCTACAACAGTCAAACCAACTATTTGTAACAAGAGTACTTGGTCTTTCAGGGTACGATGCAGGTCCATCGTGGTCAATTACTACAATTGCGAATGTCGATGGAACAACTGTGGGTATAGATACAACTGATGATGGAACAAATTATACAGTTACGTTTAGTGCTACAACAGGTGACACTCTTGTAGACTTTATTGGAACTTTTCCAGCATTAATTGAAAACTCATTAAATAATAGTTACACAAAATTAAACGGTAGCACTTCAACATTTAATACCGACATTTCAAATATGTTATTGGGTATTATTAATGAAAGTGGTACTACTTCAGGTTATACCATTGACTACTTTGGTACAATACCTTCATCAGCATATACAAATTTAGAAACAGTATATACTGCAGATACAAACGTATTTAGCGTTTCGGGTCTTTCAACAACAGATGCTGATTTCACATCACCTGACAATGACGCTTGGTATTATTCAAACTTTGATATCACTTCAGGAAATGCTTACACAGGATACTCATTCTATAGTGTTGTTTCAAATTTAGTTGATTTAGGTTCAGGTTCATATTCAGGTACCGTATCTGGTACTGTCTACACATATTCAGGTACTGCTTATAGTGAATATAATAATTTAGTAGTTGCTACTTTACGTTCAAGAGGTATCGCAACTTACGCAGGTTCAAACACAGGACCATCATATCAAGTAACAGGATTAACAAATGTAATCATTGATGATTCAGGTTCTTACCCAGGTATTTCACAAAGTCCTTTTGCAACATTTGCAATATCAGGATATACTGACGGAGCACAAACTCCTGAAGCATTCTCATTTGTAACTAACCTAAACAGTTCTTCTCAAGATTACATTAATAAAGTATTTGGTTTGTCTAACTTTGGAAGACCAAGAACTGAAGTTCCATTGTTTGTTGAAGAATCATTCCAAAACATGTTAAATTATGGATATAATAAAGGTTACATTAGAGGATTGAACGATACTTTAGTATCACTTCCTGGATTAAGAAGTCCTTCAACTACAGGTACAATTGCATACTACTTAGAAAAGTATCAATCTGCAGATTCACCTTGGGTTGTATCTCAATTACGTGGTAACACTGTTGATAGATTATTTAAAATAATTTCTATTTCAGACGGTAATAGTGCAAACACTGAAATTAAAATTTCAATACAGAATATTTCATACACAAACGGTACATTTGACTTAGCGGTTCGTGATTTCTTTGATACAGATACAAACCCTGTTATTATTGAGAAATATACTAACTGTTCTATGGACCCAGCAAATAATAGTTATGTTGGTGTTAAGATTGGTACATCAGATGGTGAATACGCATTGAATTCAAAATACATCATGTTGGAGTTGAACCTTGATGCACCTATAGATTCATTACCTTGTGGATTTGAAGGTTATGTTATTAGAGAATACGATTCAGCAACTCCTCCATTCCCTGTATATAAAACATCATACAACTATCCTGGTGAAATTATTTACAACCCACCATTCGGAACAACTGCAGGTGGTAGTAACGCAGTAGAAAGCGCTGGAGATAGAGTTAGAACATCGTACTTGGGTATTTCATCTCAAGTAGGTTATGACCCATTATTCTTTGAATATAAAGGTAAACAAAAACCTAATGACCTATGTGTTGAAGGTGTTGCAGAACCTTGGAATTATATTACAAAAGGTTTCCACATGGATTCAGGAGCAACTGTTGTTACAATAGCTACAGGTCCTACTTCAGGAACACCAGCGTTTGATTGTGGTGACGCTTCATTCCAAACTGACCCTGAAAGTGCAGCAAACCCATACTACCAAATCCAAGCAAGAAAGTTCTCTTTCTTATTACAAGGTGGTTTTGACGGTTGGGACATCTACAACCAATCAAGAACAAATACTGATAGATTTATATTGGGTGGTCAAGGATATCAAAAAGGAGCTTGTGCTACTACAAGATACCCTAACGCAACTGGATGGGGAGCATTTAAACCAATTACAATTGGAAACTTCACAGACTTTGCGAATACTGACTACTACGCTTACTTGTTGGGTATCTACACATTCAATAACCCTGAAGCAGTAAACATTAACGTCTTTGCAACACCTGGTATTGATTATGTAAACAACTCAAACTTAGCAGAATCTGCAATAGAGATGGTAACTTACAATAGAGCTGACTCAATTTATATTGTAACAACACCTGATAGTAATGTGTTTATTCCTACACAAACTGATAACTTCATTTATCCAACAGAAGCTGTTGATAATTTGGTTAATACAGGAATTGATTCTAACTACACAGCGACTTATTATCCTTGGATTTTGGTTAGAGACACTGTAAATAACACACAAATTTACATTCCACCAACAAATGAAGTTTGTAGAAACTTGGCTTTGACTGATAACATTTCATTCCCATGGTTCGCAACTGCGGGTTATACAAGAGGTTTGGTAAACGCAATCAAAGCTCGTAAGAAGTTGACTCAGGAAGATAGAGATACTTTATATCAAGGTAGAATTAACCCAATCGCAACATTCTCTGATGTTGGAACTGTAATTTGGGGTAATAAAACTTTACAAATCGCTGATACAGCACTTAACAGAATTAACGTAAGAAGATTGTTATTACAAGCTCGTAAGTTAATTTCAGCTGTGGCGGTTAGATTGTTGTTTGAACAAAACGATGCTAAAGTAAGACAAGACTTCTTAGATTCGGTTAACCCTATCTTAGATGCTATCAGAAGAGACCGTGGTTTATACGACTTCCGTGTGACAGTAAGTAACTCACCTGAAGATTTGGATAGAAATACAATGACAGGTAAGATTTACTTGAAACCAACTAAGGCTCTTGAATTCATTGATATTGAATTCTTAATCACTCCAACAGGAGCATCATTCGAAAACATATAATAATATGGTGGGGAGTAAAATCCCCACCTTTAGCCAATTTTAATTAATGAGTAAAAGACTAATAGAAGGATTTGATGATTTAGGTTCACCTGATTTAAAGTATTATGCTTTTGATTGGGATGACAATATTATGTTTATGCCAACAAAAATCATGGTTAGAGATGACCAAGGAAATGAAATTGGTATGTCAACTGAAGATTTTGCTGAACACAGACATCAACTTGGTAAAGAAAATTTTGATTATAAAGGACAAACTATTGTTGGATACTCTGACGACCCTTTCAGAAATTTTAGAACCGCAGGTGACAAACAATTTAAAATAGACGCAATGAAAGCAAAAACAGGACCCGCTTGGGCTGATTTTGTGGAAGCGGTAAATAATGGGTCTATCTTTTCAATCATCACAGCAAGAGGTCACAACCCACAAACCTTAAAAGATGCTGTTTACAATTTAATTGTGTCTGACCATAATGGGATTAATAAAGACTTATTAGTTAAAAATCTTAGAAAATACCGTGACATTTCAGGTATGGAAGACAAATCTGACATGGACTTAATAAAAGATTACTTAGATATGAATAGATTTTATCCTGTAACTTTTGGACAAGGAAGTGCTGCCAACCCTGAAGAATTAAAAGTTGTGGCAATGAAAGAGTTTATTAATTATGTGAAATCTCAAGCCAAAGAATTAGGTAAAAAACTATATGTTAAAGATGATATAGCTAATAAATTTATACCTAGTATTGGATTTTCAGATGATGATTTAAGAAATGTAGAAGTAATGAGTAAGCATTTTGAAGATGAACCAGTATTAAAGACTTATTCTACAGCTGGAGGCGTTAAATCTAGATACACTAGTAACGATAAAAATGAAAAATAAAAAGTAAATACAAAAATTTTCAAACAGTATGTATTTATTAGGAAATAAACTTAACAAAATATAAAGAAAAAAATATACCATGGCTGATTTATTAATGAAAATGCCGGTTCCTTATGAACCAAAAAGAGCGAATCGATTTATTTTGAGATTTGACACAACCTTAGGGATAAATGAATGGTACGTTGAGTCTTCAGGAAGACCAAACATAGACATTAATCCCGTAGAAATCCAATTCTTAAACACATCTACATTTGTTGCGGGTAGATTTAAGTGGAATTCTATTAACGTGAAATTCCGTGACCCAATTGGTCCATCTGCTACACAAGCATTAATGGAGTGGGTTCGTCTTCACGCAGAATCAGTAACAGGTCGTATGGGTTATGCGGCAGGTTACAAAAAGAACGTTGACCTTGAAATGCTTGACCCAACAGGTGTTGTTGTTGAAAAGTGGGTATTAGAGGGATGTATGATTACAAAAGTTGCTTGGGACCAAGTGTCTTATAGTGATGATAAATTAGCGGGTCTTGAAGCAACACTTCAAATGGACCGTTGTATATTGGTTTACTAAAATAGTATTTACTTTTTATTGATTAATATTTTTAGTTAGGTATATTTAACACAGGGACTAATTCCCTGTGTTTTTTTTTATGGATGAAAATGTAATTGAATACGGACAAAAAGATTTTAATTTACCACACGATATTGTTAGACTTCCTTCTGAAGGTAAGTTTTATAAAAATAAAAAGAAATCAGTTAAGGTTGGTTATTTAACCGCGGCTGATGAAAATATTATTATGGCATCAGGTGATGATATTATCGGAACCTTGGTTCGTTCAAAATTGTATGAACCAGATTTAAAACCAGATGAAATGTTAAATGGTGATATTGAAGCCATTTTAATTTTCTTAAGAAACACATCTTTTGGTCCGGAATACAATGTTCAAATTATTGACCCAACAACAGGTAATTATTTTTCTGACGTTTTAAGATTGGATGAGTTAGATTTTAAAAAACCATCTGTAGAATCAAATGAAGACGGTACTTTTGATATAACATTACCAAAATCAGGGGCTAATATTAAGATTAGACCTTTAACTTATAAAGAATATCAAGAAATTGATAAAAATGCAAAACAATACCCTAAGGGTAGAGTTGCGCCAAGAGTCAATTGGAGACTACAAAAACAAATTGTTTCCGTTGAAGGGGACAGTAGTATGGGAACCATTTCAAAATTCATTGAGGGTTTACCAATCATGGATTCTAAATACATTAGAAATTTCATCGATGAAAATGAACCAAGATTAGAT